GGCGCTTGATGCGCTGGAACCTTGAGGCCTACAACAGCGAGGTAACACGGGGCGTCTACCTCTGGGCCACTCGCGACGGCATGACCGGCCCGCTGCCGCCGCTGCCGGAGTATCTGGTCAGGCGGGAGCAGAGGGAGGAGGAGAGCCATGGCTGATCCCACCCCTCGCGTTGCGCTAACCATCGCTGAGGCCGCCGAAGCCCTTGGGGTCTCTGAGCGCCACGTCAAGCGCCTTGTTGCCGAAGCCGACGCCAACCGCCGCAGCCGCTGGCGCTGGGGTCGGGAGCTGATTGATCTGGCGCCCGTGGGCAGCAGCAGGCGGTGCGTGCGGGTGAATGTTGCGGCGGTGGCGCCGGGAGCGGGGCTATGAGCAAGCGCAGCACTTCTATAGATCTGCAATATCAAGACATTGCAATGATTCTTGCTCACTTGCGTGAATCTGTACGCGAGGGCTGGTATTACGGCAACCGCACTCAATTTTGCAATCGACGAGACAAGCTAATAGAAACCCTTGAAGCTAAACTTCCCCAAGAACCGCAAAAACCATTAACCAAAGAAAAACAATGAGCTACTGGCAACCAATTGATACCGCGCCAAAAGATCAGATCATTATTCTGTATCGACCCAATGCGCCATGGCCTGCTATCAAAGTGGCGCCCGGCAAGTTCGATAACGACGAATACGCCAAGAAACCAAAGCCATACTGGGAGATTTGGCTTCGCATATGGAACGGGAAGACTGAATCTCGCAACTACGAGCCAACTCACTGGCAGCCGCTGCCGGAGCCTCCATCCTCACCCACCCCCTAGCGCCCGCTCCGCTGCTTCTGCTATTTGGCTCGGCTGAATATGCGCCCTGTAGGTCTTTGAATGTTGCAAGGGGGTATGGCCCATCAAGCGGGCAGCGGTGTAAAGATCCAACCGACTACCCCCTTCCCGCCAAAGCCGAGCGGCAAAAGCATGGCGAAGGGAGTACGGACGCCACGGCAGCCCTTGCCGCCGCAACTCCTTACTCAGCCACTTGGAAACCGCGTCCGGCCGATCAGCGCTTCCCTCCAGCCGAAGCCGCAACCGCCGATGACGCAACCCGAACCGCTCCACCCAATCACGGGGCAGCGGGACCACGGTCCTGAAACCCGTTTTGGTTGCCTGCGCCACCTGGCACAGATCCCGCTCGATCAGCGCCGCGCCCTCGATCTCATGGGGCCGAAGGCCGTAGCAGGCCATCATCCCCCAGTACCAGCGCACCGGTTCCGGGGCCCCATCCACCCAGGCGATAATCTCCTCATCGCTGGGCACCGCCACTAGCTCGGCCTGGGAGTAGGTGGGCAGCGGCACCTCCGGGAAGGGCACCGCCACCAGCCTGGATAGGTGCCGCAGCAGGTAGTACAGCTCCTTATAGGAGCAGGTGGCCCGGTCGTAGCGCTCCAGAGCCTTGGCCATGCTGGCGGTCGTGCAGGCACTGGCCGGCGTGATCTGCCGCAGCCGGCCGAGATAATTCACCTCCCAGGTTCGCTCCCCCGTGCGCCCCATCACCACCCGCGCCCGGTAGAGCCGGGCTATGGCCTCGCGCCAGGTGATCGCCCCCGAGGCCTGATCTTGCCAGTAGCCCCACTCAAAGGTGCCGGTAGCCAGCTGCCGCTCAAGGGTCTGCTTCTGCTTCAAGGCGGTGCGCCGGTTGATCGGGGTGTCGTCCAGTCGCAAGGCGATGCGGGATTGCTGCAGCCCTGGAGCCCCGTCGCGCCTCGGCATCCGGGCCAGCAGGTAGAGCCGCCCGCGCTGGCTGTTGATCGAGGCCATGGGCGAATACGACGCGGACAAAAAGCAGAGCTGACCCCGACGCACGGGCCGTGCATAAAGTACGGCTCACTAGTCCCTTCCTGTCCCTTCCTGTCACCTAAAGCAGCGCTGCCGCACCGCCTGAATCGTCAGAAGCGCCCGCATTTTGCCCCAAACGGCAGGCCAGCACTGAAAGATACAAATCCTCGTCAATTTCGCGGATGTCGTATTCCAAGCCCAGTCACCGCAGCAATTCTCAGGGGTGGTGCATCAACTGCCCATCACCCGCATCATCGCGGAAACCTTCGGAGCCACAGCGGTAACTCCGTGCCAGATCCCCTTGTCCCGGTTCAGGAAGCGGTGATCGTCAAGGGTGAGCTGCTCTGGCGCATCTGCGCCGGGGAGCATTGCGCAGAGGCCAAGAGTGGCCTCGAGGCCTGGGAGCAGCTTCAAGAGCTTTGCCAGGATGCCGGGATCGCCTTGGTGGCCAGACGCATCACGCGGCCCGCCGTAGGGCCACCTCCGCTGCCCGATCCGGGCGTCTAGCTGAACAGCCAGGCCCAGCCGCTTGATTGGCCTTCTACCAACCATCGAGGGTTGAGGTGCCGATAGCTGTAACGCAAAGCTCGGCCCGCACTGTCTCCTGTGCGGATCCATCTGCCGTTAATCAGATCTAAGTCCCCTTGCGGATCCATCACGGCCCAGCCGAACGCATCAAATCCATAGCACGCGATCCAGTGGCCACCACCGCTCGGAGAACCAACAGGGCCCTTGTGTAGGATGCCCATGCAGACAGGTAGGCCCGCTTTGATCTCTGCCTGAACTTGGGAGGCTGAGCAGTTGGTGACAAACCGTGCCTTTACCCCTAGCTCCTGCAGTGCTGCCTGGTGTGCCGTCTGGCTGGTTGTGTCCCCGTGGCGGCGCACGATCGCTCGATACTGATCATCCGAGGTGATGCCACCCGCACCGAGATACGCCAGGCACATCGCGATCGAACTGGTCTGGCATTCCCTGTGTCCGGTCCCGCCCTCATTGTCTAGCTGGCTGAAGTATGGGAAGCCGGTGAGTGGATTGGTCGGCCTAGGTGCGGGAACCACCGGATCAGGCTGCTTGCCGTCCTGGCTCCAAGTTGCAAACCATGGCCGGTCGCGCCGCATGGCCACCGCAGGCCCATTAGCGGCAAGATCCGCGTCCAGTTCGACAACCGCCGCCGACTGATGGGGCAGAGCCTTCCAGTACCTGAACAGCTGGGGCAAAGTAATAGGGGAAGCGTTGGCCATGGTCACCTAAGGTTCTCCCCCAGGTTTCCCGGCAAGCTGAGGTACACGCCTGGCGCCGTGCCAACCGCTGCAATCGCCTGGGATGTCGATCGGGTCTTTCCGATTGAGGATGAACGCCGCCTAGGACTCATGGGCCGGGCTTTTGATCTGCTGCCGGGTGGGACGATGTTTTCCGCCTCCTGCATTCTGCGCGGCATTGTTGGCGTGACAGTGAAGATGATCAGCGACACCAAAGCTGAAATCGTCAACTTTGAGCCGGTGATTATGGCCAGGGGTGACACCGACCCGAAAGACCTGGAGGAGTGGCACGCTGAGCTACTGGAGGCCTTTCACGCGCAGCCTGCCTAGGACTCCTGCTCCTGCGACGGCCCTGCCGGATCCCCGGGATTCCGCCGCCGCCCATCCAGCTGCGCCAGCAGGGTGCCGCCCAGGCCGGCCGCCGCCAAGGCTCCGGCGCCTGCAGCCTTCCAGGATTCCAGGCAGTCAACGGCACGGACTCGGCAAACGTAGATTGCTCCGCCAAACCCTCCAGCCGCTGCAAGGGACAGGCAAAGGGCCACGGTGGCTGTGATCAGATCGCGGCAGTTCACAGCTTCCCCGCCCGCAACCGTTCTTCATGGTCTTCCAGGGTGCCTTCATGCCTGGCCAGAATCTCCAGGATCTTGCCCTCAAAGGTGCCAAGGCCCTTGGAGATTGCCCAGAGAGCCTTTACGCCAGAGGCAGCAGTCGCTCCGCCCGTGATAAGCAGAGCGGCTAGTGCGATTGATTCAGCGATGCCCATTGCGCTGCTCTGGTGTCATGGGGTGATTGGGTTCTGTCTCAGTTTTCCCGATGCCAGGCAGTAAACACGATCACCACCCCCCTAGAACGCGGCAGCGATGGCGGAGTATCCGAATCACGGAATCGCGGCAGACAGTGCGGCCATCAGAGTTGTGAGCCGAGAATCCAGTAATGCCATATTAAGCGATTCGCCGCAAGAATAAAAACTCAATCGCGCATTTGTAAATGAGTTGACAGCTCCAGCTGTTCCACCGTTCGCAAAAACAATAATTTTTTGCCCAGAACTTGGCGCGTTTGATGTGCGTGTGTATGTGCTTGTTGTGCCAGACAGTCGTGCGGAGTATTGGGTGCTACTTGCCCGGCTAATGCCAATAAACCCAGTAACTGCCGCGCTGTTGCCAATAACGTCAGGCGTAAGGTTTCTGTTTCTCGCGCCGATCTGGTTTTCCGTGCTATACCTAATAATGTGAGTCAGGTCTCCGCCAATAAATATCGGATACCCCGCCGTCGTTGCCTGTTGCTGCACCCAGACGCTTTGGTGTTGATTGTTTTGCGGGTCGGAGTCTGCGAAGCGTCCAGTGTCTAAATAATTATCCGTCCCATTGCCTGCTATCCCAGTCTTCCTGTTGTAGCTCCACCCGCCAGCCGCTCCAAATTCTGTAGGCACAGGCCCTACTACGGGCACCAACGCCCCCCGCCGTGTACGCGCACCCGCCATGATTGGCATAGCCTTAATTACACTTGCGGCTTGGCTGATTACGTTACTGGAGACTGCAAGGTAGGAGATTGACACCAGATCCTGCAGGAATGTTGATGCGGCATCGGTTACACCCATCTCTAAGCCCGAGGTGTTGCCTGCTGCAACGTCAGCCGCCGTAACCTTATCCAGATAGTCCTGGACATAGGCAGGGTACAGCAGGAGCCTTCTTCGTTGAACAAAAATCACTGGCTGCACCTTCCGATCTGGCAAGCCAAAAGCAGGAGTGATCCATGGCGGCGGGAGGCGTAATCCATTATTCCTCGATTCCATTGACCCATCCAGAAACTACATCGGGCTCGCTGCCTTGCATTTTGCTAAACGGCCAATCGTCAATGTTTCCAGTTTCTCCAGCTTCATCGATTGCGGCGTAAATTTGTGCCAGCCTTGCATCGTTGTGAAACGAGGCTTCTAGCAGCCGCTCATGGCGCTGCAATAAATTCAAAAATTGAGACGAATTATTATTGGCTGCTATTTGCTCTTTAGCGTATTGAAGTTTTTCGGCGTATCCGCTTTCTTGTGGCCAAAGCACTCTATTGCTGGCTTCAAAATATCCCTTAGCCAGCGCTTTTAGCTCAGCTTTACTGCGCCGCTTGAGTACGCGGGTCTCTTCGTAGGTCCCTTGTGGATGGCCGGCTGGTGGCTTAGGTGTAATTGGCCTTAGGGATCGGCCACTGTTTTCGGAGTCAACAAATTTAAGCTCAGGATCAAACGGTGCCCCCTCAAATGGCACATATTCATAAAACTCTTCATTTTTATCATGAACACCGCCGTTGCCGACGGGCCAAAAATCACCACTTGGGTTGTTGATGCTGGCGTTATTGACATTTACGTATTTTTTAACGCTTTTGCCGTCAAGTGGTCCTTCGGTGTAATACTCGACCCCTGTGATAGGGTTTGTTGCTGTGGCAGTCATGGTGTTCAGGCGTAACGAACGTAAACAGTGAGCTTGAGGCCGGTCGCCCCGGTGCCGACCGCAATTAGGTCGGCCCCCACAGAATCCCCGGCCGCAAGAGTCAGGGTGCCAGTGAGGTTGGCGGTGACATTTGTGAAAATGCCAGTCGTCACCGGCAAAGATGCGTTGGCGGTAAGTAGAGCGGTTTTTGTCCCGCTGCGGCGGGCATAAAGCATCACTTGGCTACTGCCACTCGTTGATACAGTTGTTGGGTTTAGCTCAAAGGTTACGCCAACAACGGAGCAAGCCCGATCTACGGCTTTCTCTTCGTAGTTATTGCCAACAACTGCGGCTTCCCCTTTGTTTGAAATGGTGAGAGCTATGCCCTCGGTCATTACGAGGTTGCCGCTCTGAACTGAAAGGCCACCGGCTGGACTGGCGGTAGCAGTTGCAGTGAGCCCTAGATTTGTGCGGGCTGTTGCCGCGTTGGCCAGGTTTGCCAGGTTCCCGCCGCTATGAAGAACCACCTGCTCGGTTGCGGTGGAGTCGCGGTAGCGAAGCTGGTCGGCGATCCGGTAGAGGTGCCCAGCGGCTGGGGTGCCCGCTGCTGCGCTGGGGAGCAAGAGAGAGGTAGTGGCGGATAGATTCTGAAACGCGCCAGCTGCGAGTTTTTGAATCGCCTGGAGAATTGAATCCGTTGCGGCAACAGTGCCCGCCCCAGCAACAAAACCTGTCAAGGCCGACCCAATCGCTCGCGCTGCTGTAAAAAACAGATTGCCGCCTGACTCTCCGAGGTCCCCGGTTCCTAGGGTAACGGCGCCTGTCTGCCCATTGATTGAGCTGACAGGTGAAATGCCATTAGGCAGTTGAATCCAGTCAGAAAGACTTGCGCCATTATTAGCAACAATTACCCATTCCGAACTGGAGTCAGCTCGAATGCACCAGTCGCCGCCTTCCCCGCGAAGCGCGAGCATTGCGGACTGGTTGGCCGCTTGGCCAAGGTACTGAACCAGTGCAACCGCCGGGATTTGGCTGGTTGGCACTAGGCCGCCGACCAGATCGGCCTTTACGGTGAGCGCCGCCGGCTGTACGGCCGTGTCGGCTTTCGTGCCCTGTGCCGCCGAGGCGTAAGCGCTGGCATCGGTTGCCGCCGCAG